GAAGCCGGGCGTCAATGACTACGTCGATATTTCAGTATTGAACGCAAACTTCGACAACCTAGACACGGTTATCTATAACAACCAGCTCAGCGCGCAAGCCGCACTCGATGACATAGCGCCGGCATACGACGCAACAGCGACTTATAGCGTTGGCGACTACGTAACATACAACAAAACCCTTTATCGCTGCACAACAGCGATCTCGACAGCGGAGGCGTTTGACGATACAAAGTGGACCGCCGTGAAAGTAGGCGGAGAACTAAAGAGCCACGACGCAAGGATCAGCGATCTCGAAGCAGGCGTCGAACTAGAAGGGGCGGCAACGAACTCATTCGATGACGGAATAGACAGCTATTTCAAGAAGGTAGTATCAAGTATAGTGCCTGTACAAGCAGGAAGCGGAACACCAAGCCCGACTAATGTAAGGGCTATTAGTGGCTTTACCGAGTGTACAGTAATAGACTCCAACGGCACAGACACCAACACAGCCACCATTTCCTTTGGCTCAGCGGGTACAGTATACGGAGGAGAGGTAGACTTAACTACTGGAGTATTGACAGTTAATAGGACTATGGTAGACTTAGGAAGTTTTTCATACGTAAGTAATGGTCGCAATAACGCTAACACTGGCTATGTTTATTATACTACACCACCTATGATAAAAAAAGACTCGATAAATGGAATTTGTTCAACTATGGTTCAAGTTCCTACACGCCCTTGGTCTAATTGTAATTTGAATGAGTTTATGATTTCATCAAATTATTTGGTATTATGTGACGATTATCCCGACGCAACAGCCTTTAAAAACGCTATGGACGGAGTACAGTTAGTATATGAGTTAGCAATCCCTCAAACCTACCAATTAACACCAGCACAATTAAGAAGTTTAATAGGTGCAAACAGGTTGACAAGTAGCACAGGCGAAGTGACAGAGGTGGAGTATATAAAAAACAAGACGATTGCATGGCTTCTCGATTTAATACGAGCATAGGAGGAGGAAGAAAGTTGATAGAGATATACACACCGAAAAAAATCATCCGCCCGCACATAGAAGCGCTTCACGGACATACAACCATCGAACTCCGCAACACAAAGACCGGAAGGAGAGAGCGAGTCGAGCACGACAACACCTTCACGGACGGAATCGAGAACTTCCTCATCAGCGGCGGTTTTTTCAATAACGCGCCATGGTCGGACAGCGACTGGAGAGGCGCAGCCGCATGGCGTAGACTACTAGGCGGAATTTTCTGTTTTGAAGACGCGATCCCGGCGGACGGAGGGGGGAACTTCCCAACGACTATGCCGGCAGGAAATACGATGATCGCGAACGGCAGTTATGGCATCGCGAACAGCGGAACCGTCACCGAGATGGGGAGCTATAACAGCGCCGAGAGCTCAATTCTAAACAATAGCATCACCATGGTTTACGATTGGTTGACAAGCCAGGGAAACGGAACGATCAGCACGGTCTGCCTGACATCCGACATCGGCGGATATATAGGTTACGGAAACGCAAGCAGCAACCAAAGACTCTCGACCTTGTACGGCGCAGGAAACCAACAGACCGCGAACGAGAAGGCACACAGCGGCAACGAACTGACGGTGACAATCAACACCGCGAACAATAAAGAATACTGGTGGTCGTGTAATGACGTAAACGCAGGCGGAACGCTAACGGTGAATATTAACAAGCTGCCAATCAATGAGCTTTCAGTTTTTGACATAGCCACGACGAAGACCCTCACGAACCCGGCAAGCGGAACCAGGAAACCACTCGCAGCGCCGCAGGGTAAGATCTTGTGGTTGCCGAATATAATAAGCGGAAGCACGACTTACACGATTTATCTGCAGGACATCGAAACCGGAGCCTCGACATCGTACAGCTTTACGACACCGGCAGGAAGCAGCGTCAGCGCCGGTTATAACATGATAATTCATGAAGAGGGCTTCCACGTAACCTTTAACAGCATAAATTATTTTTATTCATACGCAACACAAACAACCACCGCCGACGGAATCAATCCGGGTTACGCCAACAAGATCGGCGCGGGAATATATCTCGGATATGCTAACATATACGACGCAGTCGCAGAAAGAACAAGCCCGGTCAACGGCTCCGGCTTCAACCCTAACAGCAACGCATCGTACCGCTGGAGCTTCACGACGGAAGACGGTCAAATCTACTGCGGCTGGAATTACCCAGCAGCCACAGGGCACGTGGTCAAGCGAAGAAATCCGCTTTACTTAGCAACCGTGAACAACCTAGAGGAAGCAATCACCAAGACCGCCGACAGCACCATGAAGATCACATACAACATCACGCCGGCGGCGTAAGGAGGCGCAGGATGGGAAGACGTGAAGAACTCCTGGAAGCCATAGGAATCGAAAACGAAACCAAGGCGGGGAAGCTAATCGACGAAATAGTTTTCATTGAAGCCCGCCTCGATGAACTAAGGAAGCTCCCGTTCATAGAGATACACCCGCAGAACCCCATGAAGCAAAGAGCGACTCCAGCCGCGAAGCAATACAAAGAGCTGCTGCAGCAGTACAACAACTCTTTAAAATTGCTCTTCAAGCTAAGCGGAGACCTTGGGGACGCCGAAGAAGACAGCCCGCTCCGCGCATGGCTAAGAAGCAGGAAGGAAGAGACAGAATGATCTGGACCGCGGACAATAGCTTTTTACTAGAGTATAAAGAGAAAATCGACGCGGGCGAAATCATAGCCGGGGAGGAACTAAGACAAGAGCTCGAGAACTTGGCGGAGGATTTTCACAACGAGGAATATTATTACAACACCGACACCGCAAGGCTAAGAATGGATTTCATGGAGGGGTGCATCCGGCTAACCAAGTCGCCGTTTTACGGCAAGCCCATGAAGCTCATGCTTTGGCAGAAAGCGTTCATCGAGGCGCTTTACAGCTTCAAGATGGCGCGGGAGTTGAAGGACAACAAGAAGGAAATCGACCGCTTCAAAAAGGCGCTTCTTCTAATAGCCAGGAAGAACACCAAGTCAGAGACCTGCTCAGCGCTTGGCAACGCGGAATTCATAACCGGCAACGAAGGCGCCGACATCGTATGCAGCAGCAACGATGACGCGCAGGCTTCCATCGTATACGACGCCATGGACACCATGCGGATGCTATACGATCCGCAAGACCTAGACACAAAACGAAACCAGCGCTTCATGCTAAACCGAAGCACGAACACGAAGGTCTTCAAGTTAAGCGACCGCACCAAGAACAAAGAGGGACGGAACATCGACTGGGCGATCTTAGACGAGATCCACGAGATGCAGACGAACATCATCGCGAAATCAATCGAGCAAAGCCAAAGCCTGAAGGACAACCCGAAGCTCATCGAGATAACCACCGAGGGCTTCGTGATAGACGGCTATCTGGACGAAGAGCTCCGACAGGCCCGCGCAATCATAGCCGGAGAAGACGACAGCGTCAGCGCGGCAAGGTTCCTGCCTTGGCTGTACACGCAGGACAGCGAGCAAGAGATCTTCCAAAACCCGCGAAGCTGGGTCAAGAGTAACCCGACGCTCGGACAGATAAAGCGCTGGGACTACCTGGAGGAGCAGGTGGACCTTGCAAAAAAGAGCAAGGCCAATCGAATCTTTGTACTTTCTAAAGATTTCAATATAAAGCAGAACAGCGCCCAAAGCTGGTTGAATATAGAGGATTACGACTACAAGGCGACATTCGACCCGGAAGAGCTCCGCGGCAGCTTCTGCCTCGGGCACGTAGACCTCGCGGAGACAACCGACCTCTGCTGCGCGAAGGCGCTAGTTATAAAGCCGGGCGACAAAACAAAGTACATTTTGACGCAGTACTTCATCCCGCAAAGCAAGCTGGAGCCGGAGAATGACGACAGGCACGCGGGCGCAAAGTATAAAGAGTGGGCACAGCAGGGATTTATAACCATCAGCGAAGGCAACGAAAACGACCTCGCGCTTGTTGCCCAGTGGTTTTACAAGCTGCAGAAAGAGCAGGGCATCAAGCTCTATAAGTGCGGTTACGATCAGAGGTTCGCAAAAGACTGGCTCCGAGCTATGGAGGAGTACGGATGGTCGAAGCAGTACGAAGACGTCGAAATGATACTGCAGAACGCGCCGACCCTGAACAACGCCCTGCTTTTAGTAGAGGCGGACCTTAAAAGCCAGTTAATAAACTACAACGACAACCCCGTCGACAAGTGGTGCTTTTCAAACGCCTGCTTGAAGCTAAACGACCAGCGTCAGGCGCTGTGCGTAAAGACCGAAAACGCGAAGAAGATAGACGGAGCCGTTACACTAATATCACTATACGAGATGCTTCGAAGATACAGAAGCGACCTCAAGAAGCTAACAGGAGGAGACTGAAATGGGTTTATTTGATATTTTCAAAAGACCACCGAAGAACAAGAAATACGCGCCGACGCTTGACGGCTTCCTGCCGATTTTTACGCAATTCGGGACGAACATTTACGCGTCGGACGTAGTACAGCAGGCGCTCAAGTGTATTGTCGATGAGATAAAGAAGCTGAGACCAATGCATGTGCGCATTACCGGCAGCGATCCGGTTCCAGTAAGTAGTAACCTCCAAGACATACTCGACAACCCGAACCCGCTCATGACAACGTCGGAATTTTTGGAGAAGACCATGTGGCTTCTACTCTTGAACTACAACGCGTTTATTATTCCGACATACTACATGTGGACGGACGCAAAGACCGGAGCCGAGCGAAGATATTACACAGCGCTTTATCCGATCAAGCCGACGCAGGTTGATTTTATAGAAGACGCAAGCGGGCGACTTTTCGTGACGTTTACATTCTGGAACGCAGAACAGACCACGATCCCTTATGATGACGTTATACACCTAAAAATTAACTATTCTGTTAATCAATTCATGGGAGGCAATGAGTTCGGACAGCCAGACCACCAAGCGCTTCTTGAAACTTTGGACTTGAACCACACCCTGCTGCAGGGCATCGCCAAAGCCATGAAAGCAAGCTACGCAGTGAACGGGGTCGTTAAGTATAACACCCTCATGGACGACGGAAAGACGGAAGCAGCCATGGCGGAGCTCGAGCGAAAGCTCAACAACAACGAGAGCGGCTTCTTACCGTTAGACTTGAAAGCGGACCTCATACCGCTACAGAAGAGCCTCGCGCTTGTCGATAAGGCAACCCTCGAATTCATAGACAGCAAAATCCTGAGAAACTGGGGCGTTCCGTTGCCGATACTTACCGGAGACTATACCAAGGAACAATACGAAGCCTTCTTTCAGAAGACCCTGGAAGGTTTTATAGTAACCATAAGCCAGGGATTTACGAAGAAGCTATTCACCACAAGGGAGCGAGCCTTTGGCAACACGGTCAAACTATACCCGAAAGAGCTCATCTTCATGACGGTAAGCCAGACAATCGAAATGATCAAAGAGCTATCACCAACCGGGGCATTGTACGAAAACGAAAAGCGCGTGGCGCTTGGACTTCCACCGCTTCCGGAGCTAAAGGGAAAGCGCTACATGAGTTTGAACTGGATCGACGCAAACGAGGCGAACAACTATCAGGTCGGCAAAGTAAACGTCGACGTTGTAGACGAAGAGAAGGAGGACATCTGACATGGCAGAAAACGAACCACAGAGCAGGAACGAGGCAATCGTTCAGAATATACTCGGGGCAACAAACACAATCCCGGAGCCACAGAGCAGGATGGAGACCCTGCTCCAGGAAATACTCGGGAAATTAGGCGGCGGCGGAGACGTAGCAGCGCCGGCAATCGGTTACAAGATAAACAAGAAGCAGAACATCGAAATCACCCACAGCACCGAAGCCGGGGCGAAAGATAACGCTTACTTGATACTCACCCAGATGGGCGCCGTGTACATCAAAATCGCGAACGGAACCGCAACAGCGGAAGCCTTGGCGGGCTACACATACACAGCGACCGCAACAGTTGAAGAGGACACCGTCACCATAGATCTAGGCTACGCAAGCAACGTCGGCGTCATAATTCCGGTGCTTGCCGGAGACATAACAAGCGTTTCATTCAGCTAAGGAGGAGGAAGAGATGGAAAAGAAACCACTAGAGCAGCGATCTTACTTATTCGAGGTGAGAGCGGAGGAAACCGACCAGGGCAACATCATCACAGGGCGCCCGATCGTGTACAACAGCAGGACAGACCTCGGATGGTTTGACGAAATAATCGAAGCCGGAGCCTTAGACCAGGCGGATTTGACAGACGTCCGCTTCTTGGTAAACCACGACACAAGCAAGATCCCGCTCGCAAGGAGTAGGAGAAACAACGGCAACAGCACAATGCAGTTGACGGTCGACAATTTAGGCATGGCGATCCGCGTGCAATTAGACACCGAGAACAACAGCGAAGCCCGCGCTTTGTATTCTGCAGTACAGCGCGGAGATATAAGCGGCATGAGTTTCATGTTCGCGATCGACGCAGAAGAGTGGTCGGAACTAAAGAGCGACCACCCGACAAGACACATCAACAAGATTTCAACCGTGGTCGAGGTTTCGGCGGTAACGTTCCCGGCCTACGACGCGACTGAAATATACGCCCGAAGCAAGGAAACGCTGGACAGCGCCCGCATGGCTTTGGAGAAAGCCAAGCAGCAGAGGAGCAACCCGCTGGAGAGCGGCGCAGAGTTAGAGCTTGCAAAAGCTAAATTTAATTTTATCTCATCACAAGGAGGAAGAAAATGAGAAAGAAAATTCTTGAAAAGAGACTTGCAAGATTGCAGGCAAAGATTAAGGCTTTAACAGAGAGAGCCAACGCGTCAACAGACGCCGCAGAGGTAAGAAGCCTCACAGAGCAGGCTGCAGAAGTAAACGCAGAAATCGACGAGACAAAGGAAGAGCTCGCAGCCATCGAGGAAGAGGAGAGAGCAAACGCACCTGAGGCAGAAGCAAGACAGCTCCCACCAGCAGGCGCTGAGCTTCACAACGCAGGCATCCTCGGATCATTTAAGCAGGACGCAACAAATGACCAGAAGAGAAGCAACGAGGATCCACTTAGCTCCATGGAGTACAGACAGGCATTCATGAAGTTTGTACAGACAGGCGAGCCAATCACAAGAGCCGGCGAAGCAGTCAGCACAAACGAGACAGGCGCAGCCATCCCAATGACAATTATGAACGACGTAATCAACACCGTCCGCAAGAGATACGGCAACCTTTACTCAAAGGTTAGACACATAGCAGTTAAGGGCGGCGTTGAGTACCCAGTCGGAGCGCTTCAGGCATCATTCAAGTGGATCAACGAGAGCACAGTCAGCCCAAGACAGAAGACCGCAAAGCTCGGAAAGGTTTCATTTGGCTACCATACAGCCGAGATCAGGATCGCCCAGACTTTCCTCAGCCAGATTTTGACACTTTCGTCATTTGAGGCAAAGCTCACAGAGGTAATCGCGATCGCATACCTTCAGGCCATGGACTACGCAATCGTTAACGGTTCCGGCGACGGAGCACCACTCGGAATCTTGAACGATACAAGAGTGACAAACACAATCACCATGACAGCGGCACAGATGAGCGACTGGACAAAGTGGAGAAAGAACTTCTTCGCGCAGATACCTCTCGGGTACAGAGCCGGCGAATTCATCTTCGCAGCTTCAACAGTCGACGCATACTTGGAGACTATGCAGGATGCAAACGGAAACCCAATCTTCAGACAGGCAACCGGTCTCGAAGTAAACGACGGAGACGACAGAAATCCAAACGGACGCTTCTTCGGTAGAGAGATCTCACTCGTGGAGCCTGACATTTTGGCAGATTTTGACTCAGCACAGCAGGGCGACACAATCGGCATCTTCTGGCAGCCGGAGGAATACGCAGTCAATGAGAACTTTGGCTTCACTATGAGAAGATACTTCGACGAAGAGACAAACGAGTGGGTTGACAAGGCGCTCGTTGTAGTTGATGGCAAGATCCTCAACCCAACAGGCTTCTACAAGATCGTTAAGGGATAAGGAGGGCGCAACAATGGCAGCACCAACAATCAAAGCGCTCCAGGACCTCTACAAAGCACTTGGCGGCAACGCCGCCACAGTAGCCAACATGGAGACAATTCCGGAGCTATTAGTGGCAATCGCGGCACAGGTTACCGCAAGTCAGGGCGGACCACTCCCAACGGTAACAGCATCAGACAACGGCGAAGTTTTAACCGTAGTCGAGGGAGCATGGGCAAGCGCAAGCCTTCCGGCAGAACTCCCAGCAGTAACAGCCGAAGACAACGGCATGATCTTAAAGGTTGTCGACGGAGCATGGGCAAAAGCCGAAGCATAAAAAGAAACTAAGGAGGATAAAAGACAATGATCAACACAGACAGAATCGTGCAGGTTAGCAAGACAGACTTGCTCACATTATACGGCACAATCTTAAAAATCGCCGGCACAACCGTGACAGCAGCGCAGGCAACAGCCCCGGGCAAGTTTGCAATCACCAGCGCACCGAACGCGCTCATCGCAGCAGAGCCAGTGGAGAGCTTAGACTTTGCGGCAGCGGTAACATCGGCAACAGTTTACTTTGTAGCCGCTTACAACTACGCAGGCTTCAAGATCGCAGGAACAGCAGTCGAGACAGCAGGCGCTGACGTAGTAGCTGACGCCGCAACACTTTACACCGCAACACTTGCGGATGGCGTAGTTACAATCGCAAAGGTCGGTTTCTAAGGAATACAGAGAGGAGGCGCGAGCATGACAGACGCGGAGATTTTGACAAAAGTAAAAGCGGCGCTGGGAATAGGCGGCAACTACCAGGACGACACCCTGGCGGAGTATATAGCCGAGGTGAAGGACTTTCTTAAAGGCGCAGGCGTAGCGGAAGCGAACATCACAGCCGGCATCATCGCTCGCGGCGTCTCCGATCTTTGGAATTATGGATCCGGAGGCGGCACCCTTAGCCCGTATTTTATGCAAAGAGCGGCACAGTTGAGTTACAAGAGCACAGGAGGAACCGGCAATGGCTAATTACACACATCAATACAAGCCAGCGATGCCCTTCACGGTGCCCTTTAAGATACAAACACCAACCCTTACAATGATAAAAGGCACGCGAACGAAGGTATTCACGGAGAGCGAGACGGTTTACTTCTGCAGCTTCCGAACATTCGGAGGAACAGAGATGACCGAAAACGGCGTCTTTTCAGTCGTAGACACGGCAATAATTGACACCTGGTTCACAGACCAGATCACAGCGGACTGCAGAATCCACAATCTGCAGAACGGGCAGGTCTACGAAGTAATAGGCACGCCGGAGAACATCAACATGCGCAACCAGTACTTGAAGTTTCGCGTTCGCGCGATAAAGGGAGGAGCGTGAGGCTCGATGGCATCAAAGTCGAAAAAATTCTGGATCAAGTTTGAAGGTTTTCGAGACATCGCGGAGCAGTACGAGAAGCTCGGGGGCGACCTAAAGAAGATCACGGAAGAATGCCTGGCATTCATCCCGGTGGACATAAACCCGAAGCTTGAAACGGCTATGGAAAAGCACAAGCGGACCGGACGCACGGTGGAAAGCATAGCCAAAGACCAGCAGGTCGAGTGGGAAGGAAACAAGGCGAGCATCAAGGTCGGCTTTAATTTAAGCCACGGAGGGCTTGCATCAATCTTCCTGATGTACGGCACCGCAAGGCACGCACCGGCGAACCAGTACGGAAGCCCGAAGGAGCCGGGAGCCAAAACAATCGGCATGGAAGCAGACAAGGAGCTTTTCAATTCGATTTATGGCAGCGCGATCCAAAAGCAGATCAGCGCAAAGCAGGCGGAGATCTTCGAGAAGGCACTCGAGAAAATAACAGGCTAAGGAGAAGGAGGACACATGGAAGACGAACTCATCGCGCTACTGGAAAGTTTCAAATTGCCGGTGATAAGGCAGGGAAGCCTCGCGCCCGATGAGGCATACCCGGACACCTTCTTCACTTTTTGGAATTCCAGCGAAGCGGAACAAAGCGCTTACAACAACGAAACAGCCTCGGTCGTGTACACGTTTCAAGTGAACGTTTACAGCACGAACCCGGGCACCACATACAGCCAACTGGCGGAGGCGCGTCAGCTATTAAAGGCGAACGGATGGGAGACCCCCGACCGCGGGCATGACATAGCAAGCGACGAAATCACGCACACCGGCAGGGGCATGACAGTCACATTTTTAAAATTCGAGAAATAAGGAGGAAAAAAGACAATGGCAGAACAGGTCTTTGAATTCCG